CCCGCAAGGGGGCACGATGCTAGGTACATCATCTAGTATCGGAACGGCGGGGGGAAACTCCCTCCGCAGAATCGTTCCCACTTCCGAAAGGTAACTCATGAGCTCACAAACGCGAATTCGGAGCCTCCCATTTGGGAAGGTCGGTGGTATAACCACTTATCCGTTTGCGCCGAGCAACTCTCCAGTTGATCAGCGCGCGTCTGTCATCGGTGTCCAAAAGACCATCGATGAAAACCATTTCTGGTATTCAACCTCACGCTTTTACAAAAAGCGGGGGCATTTACTAGATTTGGGTGGAGATTTTTACACGACTAAAGACTTTTACTCCAATGATCACGGAGTAACTGTAAGCAATTCGGAGGCGACACTCTTTGGAAAACCGATTTATCGGTGGACTGGAGTGTTGGCGCCTACGTATGCTGACTTTAGCTTGACTAGGCAGAGTGCTACTCCTTCATCCTCTCAACAATTGGATGTTTGGGGTAGTACTGCGATTGCCAAGGTAATCCCCACTAAGTCTCGTGCTGACGCCGCAGTTTCTCTTGCTGAACTGCTACGGGAGGGTATCCCTTCCATGGTAGGGTCAGCCTTGGTAAAGTCAAAGTTACGAGACATCCGCAAAGCGGGTGACGAGTATCTTAACGTTACTTTTGGTTGGCTCCCACTTGTGGGCAGCATTCAAGATATCGTTAAGGCTTATGCAGGGGCTGAAAAGACCCTGTTGCAGCTGAAACGAGATTCTGGACGCGTCGTTAGACGAAGACTTATTGAGCCATCTGTGGTAACAGAAGTCCATTCCACCTTGGCGAGTACTTGGCCAATAGGTGGTGTGAACAGTTACCACGCAAGGGGAGGTCCATATAAAGTGACCCGGAAGATCAGAACCGAGCGGAAACGCTGGTTCTCCGGAGCCTTTACTTACCACCTGGCGGTTGACGAGGATGCCTTCACAGGCTTCTTGAAATCCGCACAGGAGGCTAAGATACTGTATGGGGTTAAGTTAGACCCCGAAGTACTATGGAACCTTACTCCTTGGAGTTGGGCCGCCGACTGGTTCGTCAATGGTGGGACGCTTGCGTCTAACCTGAGCAGTTTCAGTCAGGATGGTCTTGTAATGCGCTACGGTTACGTGATGGAGGAAACTACCACCACGTATACTGATACCATGCACTCCGTCGACATAATCGGCGGGTTCAAGGGAGATCTCCAACACTCATACGGTACAACCGTTAAAGTTAGGAGACGCGCAACGCCTTTCGGGTTTGGCCTCAACTGGGACGGATTTTCCGACTACCAGTGGGGCGTCATCGCGGCGCTTGGAATTTCCAATATACCGCGAGGGTCACGTAGGTGATCCGAACAACACTCCTATAATAAGCTCTTACAAGAGTTTTGCGGAGAACCCGGTGTAATCCACCCACAAGGTGGAACCACTGCAAACACAAGTGGATCCTTACAAGGACCGCTCCTGCCATGAAAGTAAATCGCCCATGTCATTCGCAGACCCACAGTCCGTCACGATTAATGCGGTAGCCAACTCGTTGCCTCGAACTTCTTCAGGTGTCAATAATGGCATCTTTACGAAGGACGATGGCACGGTTGGTATGACGGTGTCGCATCAGTACGGTAAACGTACGAGGCGCACCATCCGCCTTAATCACTCGAAGATCGCTCCAAACCCGCTCGTATCCACACAGAACGTGGGTCGAAACATGACGGCTTACGTCGTCGTCGACACACCAACTGATGGGTACACGATTGCGGAGCAAAAGCAGATTGTGGACGCCTTGACGGCGTACCTGACTGCTTCTTCGGGAGCTCGAGTCACCCAGCTTCTGGGCGGCGAGAATTAGGACTTACCAGTTTGCAACGCTGGGCAAAGGATACATGAACCCCTTTATAGGAGCCACGTATGAAAAGCCTTTTGTTGCTGTGGCAGGTGATGCTCTCGGAAGAGGGCATTAGATGTTGCACTAGCACCACGCAGGACTTTAAAACGGTCCTGCGACGTTTTGAAGATAAAGGTGACTCGTTTCTCACGATCACCCTGCCTGAGTACTCCAAGGACCTCGAAAGGGCCCTAGAGCAACGCCAGGTAACTCCCGACCTTTTCCGAGGCTATGCCAAGGTTAAGGGCACGAAACTGCCAGCTTTTCTGGGTGGTTTCATGGAGCTTATCTTCGAAAAGAGCAGCGGTTCTCTTCTCGTTTCTCCTTCCGTAGACGCCATTCGCGCGGTCCGTCAGCTGACGGGCTTGTTCGCGAAGTTTTCTGACGAGTGTTCTTCAGCTCGCACAGAGGCGGCAATGGACGGTTTTATCGAGTGTGAGAAGCAGCTCCGTGAGGGCGTTAACCGACTGACTCCGCAGCATTACGCGGATTTTCGTCGGGTAGCCGCTCTGCTTTGGAGAGACGTTTTTCTCGACGTGGACCATAAGGTCTACGCTGGTGAGATCGTTCCAAAGCACGGACCGGGCGCAACCGCGGAGAGACTTCAAGGAAACGCGAAGTATCTCCAGCGGGAGTGGCCCAGTAGGCTGGATAAGGTGTTTCCTCATTGGGAATACCTGATCTCCAGCTATCGATATCTGAATGATATCGCCGACACGGTACTGCTCGAACCTGGAGCCGAGAGGCCCGTTAGGGTCATATCGGTACCTAAAACGCAGAAAACACCCCGAATCATCGCCATTGAGCCAACCTGCATGCAGTATATGCAGCAGGGACTCATGGAGGTGTTCGTGGAATCCATCGAGGGTCATGACAAACACTCGTGGATTGTCGGATTTTTGGATCAGCAGCCTAATCAGTTGTTGGCTCAAGAAGGCTCCCTTACGGGTAAGCTTGCAACGCTGGATCTCAGCGAGGCATCCGATCGTGTTTCCAATCAGCTCGTAATCGAAATGCTTGACCGGCATACCCTCACTCGTGAGGCCGTGCAGGCTTGCAGATCGACGAAGGCCGATGTTCCTGGTCATGGCGTTCTTCGCCTGGCCAAGTTCGCGTCTATGGGTTCTGCTCTTACCTTTCCGATGGAAGCCTTGGTGTTTTCAACCTTGATCTTCCTCGCGATCGAAAAGGAGCAAAGAGTCCCGCTCACCCTGTCACGTGTCAAAGCGTTTCAAGGTAAGGTGCGCGTCTACGGGGACGACATAATCGTTCCCGTGGAATATGTGCGTTCAGTGATCGAATACCTGGAGCTATTTGGCTTCAAGGTTAATTCGGGCAAGTCCTTCTGGAATGGTTCGTTCAGAGAGTCTTGCGGCAGGGATTTCTACGATGGTCACGACGTTTCAATAGTTCGTGTCCGTACGCGTCTTCCCTCATCACTGAGAAGCGTTCCTGAGATTGTCTCGACTGTGAGCCTAAGGAACCAGCTTTACAAAGCTGGCCTATGGCAATCAGTTAAGTTCCTCGATTCCTGGCTGGAAGGTGTCCTTAGACACTTCCCGGTTGTGGGCGAGCAATCTCAGCTTCTAGGCAGGCATACGGCCCTGGCATTGCCAGAGTACGAAATGCATCGGTACCTACACTCCCCAATTGTCAAGGGGTATGTGGTGACCGGCCGACCACCCGTCAGTAAACTCGACGGAAGCGGTGCCTTGATGAAGTTTTTCCTTAAACGCGGCGACGAGCCATTCGCCGACAGGAATCATCTAGAACGCTTTGGACGTCCTGATGCCGTCGACATCAAGCTCAG